ACGACACTATCCGCCCCTTGCAGTTGAAGGAGCTACGGGCCTACCTGATTGGTGAGTTGAAGGCTGGCATTGTAAATGGTATGGAAGTAGACGACAAACAGTCCATGCGTTCGTATGAAGGCTTCAAGACTGACACTCGTATCATCACCGTAACAGAAGACAAAGACGCACTGGGTAGTACTGGCTGGCTTTGGAACCCTGCGAAGATGATCAAACCTATCCTGATTAAAGGCTTCGGTGAGCTGCACAAGGAAGGGAAAGGCATCAAGGGCACTGGCAGGCTGTGGTTGTACTACCAAGCACTCTACGGCGATTCTGTGGACAACTACCACGGTTGTGACCTGTGGAAGATTGCACAGGACAAAGCAGGCAAGAGCGTAACGTTCGGTGAAGTGGCAGCATATAACGTGCTGAAAGACGCAACCAACGATAAAGAAGCTCTGACAGCTATGTACAACCAATACAAAAGCTGGTATCCTGAGCCGGTGACGTACATGGCTCACGACGGAGTTATGCACACGAAAGACGCTATCGAAATCATACAGATGTATTTTGATTGTGCCCACATGCGTCGTTGGGAAGATGACCGTATTGATGTTGCTGTGATGCTTGATAAGCTGGGTGTCCTATGAAAGTAGGAGTAGAGCCATCAAGAGCGTTTATGGAAGAGTGGGCAGGCGGTGACGGTAATGTCTACCAGCCTCTGGCTTGGCAGTGGGCAGCATGGGCCTACTGGTATCTTGGCTACGACGATCCACTAATTCGTGCTGGTGATATTGTCACCAACGGAATGATTGTTAAACTCTCCACTGCCTGCGCTTTGCGGCTACTGGAACTTGACAATGAGTGATATCCGTCCTTGGGAGTTGTATCCAGAAATCTGGAAGACCGAGGCAATGTATCTAAGCTGGATTCGTGGCGGAATCCGGCGATACCTCTGGTCGAAGAACCCTGTCAAGCTTGAGTTTGTTAAAGAAGCTCGCAAGATGATCACCAATCCTAATGTGAAACTACGCAAAGGTCGTCCTAAAGTTTGGGGCGGGGTTTGTGAGATTTGCCAGAAGGAACACATCCTAAAGAATATGGAAGTGGATCATAGAACTGGCGAACATTCCCTGAGAAAGATTAGTGACATTCAACAGTTTGTTGAAGGGATTGTCTTTGTCCGTAAAGAAGACTTGGCATTTCTGTGCAAACCATGTCACAAGATCAAAACCCTTGCTGAACGTCAAGGCATGTCACACGAAGATGCAGCCATTGAGAAACAAGCGATTACCATTTGCAAAGAGAAAGCAGATGTGGTAAAGTCGTGGATCATCAAAAGAGGTGAGGTTCCTGCACGTCTGGTTAAAGAGAGACGGGAGCAAGTGACAAGACTACTTAAGGAGGGTAGATGAAGAAAATGTATATCGCTATATTAGATGAGGCACCCGATTACATGGTGCCAACTCTTGTGGCTCACTCGATTCTGAATGCTCATTGCAAGTTCTTAGAGGACTGCTTTGTTGCTGACGACGAAACCTACAATGACTGGTTTCACAACTCCTTCCGCAAAGTTGTGTTGCGTGTTAACCGAAAAGAGTACGACAAGATCAAAGAAACTTTGGTTCATCACGAAGGTCATGAAAACACCATCTGTGATGGCAAGGGCTCTTGTCTAGTTGTTCTGCCAGTTGAGTCTGATGCAGTTCCAAACGTATTAAAATTTGCCAAACTATGGGCACCAAATAAGGAGGTAGTATGAGTAAACGTCACCTGATTATCGCAGACACCCAGAATAAGCCAGACGAAAGCCTTGAGTACATGAGCTACATCGGCCAATACATCGTTGATAAGAAGCCTGATGTGGTTGTCCACATTGGCGATCATTGGGACTTCCCAAGCCTATCCAGTTACGACAAGGGTAAGAAGGTCATGGAAGGTCGTCGCATCATTGATGACGTTAAGGCTGGGCATGACGGCATGATCAAACTGATGGCCCCCATCATCACGCTACAGGAGCAACAACGTGCCAATAAGAAAAAAGTTTATAACCCTAAAATGGTCTTTGTACCGGGCAACCATGAAGAGCGTTTTGATCGCTACGCCAACGACAATCCAGAACTGTACGGGCTTATCGGTATTGATACACTCAATATTCAGCAATACGGCTGGGAAGTTGGTGAGTTTTTGAAACCTGTTTGTATTGACGGCATCTACTATGTCCACTACTTGAGCAACCCACTGACTGGCCGTCCCCGTACTGGTAACGCTGCAAGCCTACTGAAACAAGTTGGCAGCTCGTTCGTAGTTGGTCACAAGCAGGTGTTGGATATTGCTATCGGTGACAACCAACTTGACGGTAAGTATCGTATTGGTATTGTCAACGGTGCGTGCTACCCTCACGACGAGGCGTACAAAGGGCACCAAGGCAACCAACATTTTCGTGGCATCATGGTGCTGAACGAAGTTGAGGATGGTTTTGGCTTGCCATGCCCAGTGTCGCTGGACTACTTGACTAAAAAATACGCTTGACACAAGAGAGGGGCTATCGTAAGATGGCCCTTCATTCGTTATGGAGGGTAGGAAATGTCTATCGTAATTTTTGATGACACATTGGATGTTGATGGTATCGAGAACATTGAAAGAATTTTAGACAAAGCTTTTGATGGGCATATGCCGAGCCTTGTTGCAGAACACGGTATGGACGTGATGATGAAGGCTGGTTATCGCATTCGTGTTGAGGTCATCCTTGATGGCACAGAGTAAAGCACAATCTTTGAAAGAAACGGTGTCCAACACAGGCATCGGTATGATAGGAAGTTGGATCATCACAATGGTGACATTTCACTTCATTAAAGACTTGACAGTGGCTTCCACTGTCGCTACAATTGGCTNCACAGTCTGGAGCATTGGTCGTGGAT